GAATCTCGCTGCTATAGGCGCGGCCTGCCCGGCGAAGGCTAGGCTGCTCCCCGATAGCTCAGCGGTAGAGCATTCGACTGTTAATCGAATGGCCGTAGGTTCGAATCCTACTCGGGGAGCCAAATCCTTGTTTCTGGCGGCATCAAGCAGCGCCAAAACCCTTGCAAATCAGCGCCTTTCCTCACAAGCATAGTCTCATGCGGAATCAATGGGGTTCACCCCAGCGCTCCCATTTCGGGGGCACAATCGGGGGCATTGGGGGCACGGCATGTTGACGGATGTCCGTTGCCGAACGGCGAAGCCGAAGGAGAAGCCCTACAAGCTCTCGGACGCTCACGGCTTGTATCTTTACGTCATGCCATCAGGCACCCGCTCCTGGCGATTGAAATATCGATTCGGCGGCAAGGAACATCGGCTGACGTTCGGCACCTACCCGGACATGACACTGGTCGAGGCGCGCGAGGCGCGGGAAGCTGCGCGCAAACTCTTGCGGGAGGGCATCAACCCCAAGGTCGACAAGAAACAGCGGCAGGCCGTCGCCGCAATCGAGAACGGAAACACGTTCGAAGCCATCGCACGGCAATGGCATGCCCAGCAGGAGAAAATCCGGGCGCAGCGCTATGCGGGACAGATTCTCGACCGACTGGAGGCGGACGCGTTCCCGGCGATCGGCGCACTTCCCATCAAGGCGATCACGCCAGCCCTTCTATTGGCGCTCATCCGCGCGATCGAAGGACGCGGGGCTATCGAGATGGCGCATCGGGTGCGTCAGCACATATCGGCGATCTTCGTCTTCGCAATCGGAGCCGGCTGGGCGGAAGCGAATCCAGCCGCCACGATCCAGCCCGTGCTGGAACCGCGGCGCAAGGCTTTGCGACCCGCAGTGCTGAAGATCGAACAAGCGAGGAAGGTCTTGCGGGACGTCGAATCGCAGGAGGACGCCTATGTCGTCACGAAGCTGGCGTCCCGCATGCTGGCACTGACCGTTGTGCGTCCCGGCGTGTTGCGTTTGGCCGAACCGAAGGAATTCGAGGATCTGGACGGCAAGAACCCGATCTGGCGCATTCCGGCGGCGAAAATGAAGCTGACGCGCGAACGCAAGCAGGATGCGAGCTACGAGTTTGTTGTTCCACTGAGCGCGCAGGCTGTCGAAACCGCAAAGGCCGCGATGGAACTGGCGGGACCGAAGCCACTTCTTTTCCCCAGCGTCCGTTACTCCGATCGTGCGATCACGGACAGCACGTTGAGCAAGCTCTATCGCGCGGCGGGTTACGCCGGCAAGCATGTGCCGCACGGATGGCGCGCGACCTTCTCGACCGTGATGAACGAGCTGGCCGGCCGCGAAAACCGCGTTGGCGATCGCGAGGTGATCGACCTTATGCTGGCCCACATACAGGAAGGGGTCGAAGCCGCTTACAACCGCGCGGCCTATATGCCACGCCGGCGCGAACTGGCGCAGGAATGGGCGGACATGCTTATGAAAGCAATGCCGCCCGCCCGTGCGCTGTCGAAGGGCTGACATTTCCTCACGCCCGGGAGGCGCGGTCATGACCGCGTATTCCTTTGGGCAGGTCGCAGACCGCTTCGTCGCCAACCGCAAGCCCGGCCGGCGCACCGAGCAGCCCGTCCGGCGCAACAGCTATGACATCGACGATCGTCGCGCGCAGGTCTTCCGGCCGATCGGCGACGGAACGCTCAAGGGCGCCATGCGGTGGCGCGACAAATATATGCAGGTCGCCAAGGAATATGACCGGCAGATGAAGAAGAAGGGGGAGCGTCATCCCATCGGTGCGAACGCGCTGCGCGTTCTCGAGGCGCTGCTCTGGCACAAGGGCATCGACTTCAAGACCGGGCGCCTCGACCCGGCGATCGCCACCATTCAGGACGTCACCGGCTTTGCGCGCAAGACCGTCATCGACGCGCTCGCGCGCCTCCGCGACCACGGCTTCCTGAGCTGGATCAGGCGCACGGAAAGGACCGGCAATGAGAAAGGCTTCGGCCCCCAGGTGAAACAGGCGACCAACGCCTATTTCTTCGATCCCGCGCGCCTGGCCAAGCGCGCCCTGATGCGCCTGCGCCAGCTTCTCAGGCGAACGGGCGATTCCCCTCCCTCCAGCCCGCAGAACGGCAACCATGCTGCTCCAGCGCCCTCTGTCAGCCAGAATAACCCCGAATTAGAAGGAGTTCTTGCTCGTATCGACAACGCCTTGGAAACAAGGGATGCGAGTTCAGAGAGCCGTCGGAATCACGCATCCAGAAATTAAGAGGGAAAAGGACTGCCTTCGGCAGACGTAGTTAGCGGGATATTCCAACACCCTCGCGCCCACTTGGCACCGCCACCCTTGCGACGCACCGCAGGGGACGGGGAGGCTTTGCCTCCCCGCTGGCTCTCCAGAGGAGCCAGAGGTTGGGATCGCCCTCCCCTGCCCGCGTCTCCCGCAACGGCTCAGTCGAGCGCGAAATTGCTGATGATCAACTCACCCACCTTCTTCGCCCGGCCGGTCGCCTTCGTCGCGATCGAATAGCTGGTCTCGATCTCCATCATGTGAAAACCGGCAAAACAGTCGCGCACCCCCGGCGTATCATTGATCGAGAGCAGGAATTTCCCCGCCGCCCCCTTCATCTGGGCCGCGATCGCGGTGAAATCAGCCTTCGAAAACAGCCCCGCGCCATAGTCTCCCTCGCAATCCCAGTAAGGGGGATCGAGGTAGAACAGCATCCCCGGCCGGTCATAGCGCCGGATGAATTCGCCAAAGGGCAGCTGCTCAATGACGACCGGGGCCAGGCGGTCGCGGATCGCCGGCAGGGTCGCCCGCAGGCGCGCCAGATTGAACCGCGCCGGCGCATGTCGATCGACACCGAAATTCCGGCCCTTTATCTTGCCGCCGAAGGCCAGGCGCTGGAGATAGAGGAAACGCGCAGCGCGTTCGATATCGGTGAGCGTCGACGGGTCTACCTTCTTGAACCGGTCGAACTCGGCCCGGCTGGCGAGCAGCCACTCCAGTTCGTCGACCAGCGCCTGATAATGGCGGCGAACCACGCGGAAAAACGTCGTGATGTCGCCGAAGATATCGTTGATGAATTCGGCGCGGGGACGGCGCATCCGGCGGAAGAAGATGCCGCCCATGCCGACGCACGGCTCGGCATAGCCGTCATGGTCAACGGATTCGATGATGGCGCAGATCCGGCGGGCCAGATTGCGCTTGCCGCCAAGATAACCGGCGGCCGGAGAAATGGGTGTAACGGACGAAAGAACAGAATGATCGAAAGACATGCGAAAAACAGGCTCCGTGGTGCCCGCCTGGACGGCGAGCGCCGCAAGAATGGAAAAATGGAAAGGGCGTCAGGCGTCCGTTAGGACGAAGCCGCGCGCTCGGGGAGGTTCGCCGCGGTGAGCAGCTGAGAGAGTGCGCCACGCGATCGCCGCAGCCATGCTGCAAACCCCGTTACCGGCTGCGCGGGTGCGGTCCAGCCGATCGGCCAGCCCATCAGATGTTCGCAGAAACGCGGGTTGCAGATCATTTCGCTGAGCGTCGATCCGGGTCCATGCTCGAAAATCACCCGGACCGGGGGCGAAGAGGGGAACGTCGCTCGTTCGGGCTTCAGGCCCAGACTGGTGACCATCTGCCAAAAATGGGTCCAGACGCGCGCCGCCGAACTGATCCCGATCTGCTCGCCGCTGCCGTTCGCCGTGTTGAGGCGCGATACGATCCGGAACGCTCCCTTGTCGATCATCAGGTCGGGAAAGTTTCCCGCGTCGCTGGCCGTCGGCGTGGGCCAGGATGAAAATTCGCCGCCGGCGATGGCTTGCGCCTGCTTCTCGCGCCGTGAACAGGCCTGCCTTTGGCGTGTAGCCCATTCCGCGAAGGCACTCGGCGACGTCGGCAAGTCCCAGATCGATATGGCCTTCGACATTTTCGCAGAAGATCCATTCGGGACCGATCTCTCCGGCGATCCGGGCGACGTCGGGCCACAGGTGCCGGGGATCGTCCGTTCCCCGGCGTTTTCCAGCGCGGCTGAAGGGCTGGCAGGGATAACCGGCAGAGACGATATGAACGCGGCCGCGCCATGGTCGGCCATCGAAGGATCGCAGATCGTCCCAAATAAGGGCTTCGCCCAGGGACGCGTCTTCCATCCGGGCCACGAGGGTGGCCGCAGCATGGGCTTCCCGCTCGACATAAGCCACAGTCCGATATCCCGGCTCTGCGATGTGCAGGCCAAGATCAAGCCCGCCATATCCGGCGCATAGTGAGACGCCGCGCAACTCGCGGTCATCAACGCGGGGGGAATGTAGATCCACAATGTAAGCCTCCTTCTGCCGCTCGGCTGGCGGTCGGTTGGGGGCTCGTGGGCCTCAAACAATTGAAGCTGCCGCAGCGGCGGCACTTGATCTCGATGACGCCGGCGATGGCATCCGGATCGCATTTGAACAGGAGAGCGCGGCAAGACGCGCATTTCATCGGAACGGTTACGGAATGAGTTGACGAGAACATGGAACTTCGCTCCAAGACCCCCGCCCGTTGCGCGGGTGCGGGGCGGCCAGTCGGCCAGCTGTGTCGTGGCGAGGTGTATTCTCGTCGGTTCGCCGGGTTGCCGCCCGGAGACCCCCCGCTCCCGGCGTCGATCGACGCGGACAACGGCGGAAACTCATGATTTTATGTGGGAAGGCACATTAATTTATGTGCCCAGCATCTCTCCCCAGCGCTGGAAAAGGGCGCGCCGCTGATCGAGCAGCTTGGCGCGGTTATAGGCATATTCGCTTTCGCTCTCGCCCTTGGGCGTGTGGGCCAGCGCCATGTCGATCGCGGCCCGCTCCTGGCGGAACTGCTCGTTCATGATGGTGGAGAATGTCGCGCGCCATCCGTGCGGCACATGGCGCCCGGCATAGCCCGCGCGGGCATAGAGCGCGCCGATCGCGGCGGGCCGGATCGGGAAGACCGAAGAACGGGCATCATACCCGTTCTTTTTCACGGCCTTCAGCACCGCGACTGCTGCGGCGGACAGCGGCACGATATGATCGTTCTCCGGATCGGCCTTGCGCGCCTTCTTCAACTTCATGCGCGCAGCCGGAACGCGCCACAGCGGCGCATCGCCGTCCAGATCCTTGACCTCGTCCCACGTCATGCCGATCAGCGCGCCCATACGGACGGCGGTCAATGCCAGGAACCGCGACGCAAGCCGCACGATCGGCGGTCCCCCTGCCCGTTCGCAGGCGGCGAGCAGCGCGCGCGCGTCGTAGATATCGGTGAGCGCCGGTTGCCGTCTGGACGGCGCGGGCGGCCGCAGGGCCTCGCCCACGTCGACGGCCGGGTTCTTCTCGGCGAGGCCCTGCGCGATCGCGAAGGAAAAGACGGCGGAGATCCGCTGGCGGAGCCGCCGCGCCGTTTCGATCGAGCCGCGACGCTCGACGTCGCGCAACACCTGAAGCACGGCCGGCGCGCCGATCGCGCCGATCGGCGACGGCCCCAGCTCGGGGAAGACGTCCCGTGCCAGGCTGTCGATGACGTCGGCCGCGTGGCGCTCCGTCCAGTTCTCCCGCTTCAGCCCATGCCATTCGCGCGCGACGGATTCGAACGTCCGGATCTGGCGCGCAGCGCGCGAGCCGCCCGACGGGTCGACGCCCTGGGCGACAAGCCCCCTCGCCTCCTCCGCCTGGTCGCGCGCGTCGATAAGCAGCACGTCGGGCCATTGGCCCAGGCACAGCAGCTTCTCGCGCCCGTCGATCCGATATTTGAGCCGCCAACTCCGCAATCCGCCCGGCGTCACGAACAGGAAAAGCCCCCGTTCGTCGAACATCTTGTAGGCGCGCGATCGCGGCCGCGCGGCTTTCACCGCAGCGTTGGAGAGCATACTAAACCTCGATTGATGGGGTAGTTATTCGATAACCGAGCTAGACGGCTGAATTTGCTAAGCTACACGTACCGAACGTGAGGGGGAAACATGGGCCGGGCTAAACAGAAAAAGCAGCTATTCTTCGCAACTCACCCTATTTGCTTCAACTGCGGAGCGGGTGCGACCACCATAGATCACGTTCCGTCTCGTGAGTGCTTCATTGGACGCGTTGGGCCTGAAGGTTTCGAATTTCCGGCTTGCGGAGATTGCAACAAAAAGGTGGCGCAGATTGAGCAGGCAGTCGCCTTGCTCATACGCTTAGCAGATTTCTCCGAAAACCTTGATGAAGGTCAGTTTGCCAAGCTTGTTCGCGGTGTGAAAAACAACACGCCTGAGCTTCTGCCGTCAGACTTTTCAACCCTTCGGGAAAAGCGCAATTGGCTAAAAAATATCGGCCTCGAACCTCGACGAGGTGAAACGATTGCAGATGTTCCTGTAATGAAAATGAGGCCGGGCTGGCGCGATGCATTTCACGCGTTTGCGCGAAAGCTGCTAGCGGCTCTTTATTATAAGGAAATGGGACGGCTCCTACCCAACGATAGTCTCATGCGAACCATTTTTACTCAATTTGTGGATGGCCAAGGGCGCGAACTAGTTGAGAAGCTTTTAACAATGCTGCCCGAAATTAGAGTTGGCGAAAGACGTAATACCTCTATCGGTAGTCAGTTCACTTATATCTTTGGCAAAAAAGATGAAGCTGGATTATTCGTTTTCTGTGCTCAGTTTAGCCGCGCCTGGTTCATCGTTGGCGTGGCAGCTCGACCCTCAGATGTTGGTGATCGTCAAGGCTACATTTCGCATGCAGAAAATTTAGCGCTCACATATTAGCCTTTGAAGGTTCCGCCAGGACGGACAATCCCTCCGTCGCGTGATTCCAAAAAATAGCGGATTTCCGTGTTTTTCGCGGCATGGGGAAAGGGGTCGATACCCCACGCGATACCCCATCATTTCGCCGCGAAGGCAGCAGGCCGGATTTAGGCCGTCGCGCTGATTTCTGTGTTTTTTCGCAACTGATGACGGATAGCGCATCGCAAGGCTGGCAGCATTTTCACCAGCACTTGCAGTTCACGCATGGCCCCGTCCTGATAGCCCCGTTGATATGAGTCTATGGTTTCCGGTCGGCCAAGCACGCCCGGAGCCGGAAAAAGCATTTCAATTCGATCTTCGTCGCCAAGCCTGAGAATGGCGTGATGATGCGCCATCCTTTCCGCGATGGCTTTCGCCAACTCATCATAAGGCATAGTAGTAGTTCCCCCGCGCCCAGCGATTTCCGCTGCGGCTGGAGTCACATAGCTAACTGAATTAATAGGGAAACAAAAAATTAATCATATGTAATCTGTTCACGGCAAATTCATTAAGATGACTTCCGCCGCAGGCGGGTGCACCAGCGCAAAACCGCGTGTCGATTGCGAAATACCAGGGCCAGCCCCACAAGATTTCCGGCAATGAACCAGGCGGCATGCGTCATCATATCTCCTTGGCGCGACCTCGATTAATCCTGCATAAAGCCGGGCTACTCCAACGGTTCCATTTCCCATTGCAGGGAACCGATTGCCGTCCCGCGCATTGTGGGGCCGCGCCGCATATCGGCCTAGGAGAAACAGATTGCCCCCGCTTGAACGCGCTGCCCGCGCCTTCGCCAAAGCCTATCTCATTGAAAGCCAATCCTGGTATGAAGGCGATCCCTATGTCGCGGATTGGGTAAACACACATTGGAAAGACTTCCTCCCCCATGCGCGTAATGTCCTCGCCGCAGTCCGCGACCTGGATCCTGTGCTGATTGCCAAACTGAAGGATGAAGGCAGTTGCGGCGCCGCCATCAAGGGGATTAAGGCAACCCATGCCGCGACGATCGACGCTATGCTTGAAGACGTTGCCTGATTATCGCGTTGAGCAGAGAGCGTCCCATCTGGCATTGTGCGCGTCGATTTCATTCACCGTCGCGTCGCTGTCCGCCTTGTTCCCCGGATCATCGGTCACGCCAACAGACAATTGCGCATAGCTGATCGCCCGGAAGGACGTGCAGGACGTATCAACGACAATTTTCCGGGGTCCGGGAGTGGCGCAGGCAGCCGTCACGGCGAGCAACGGGATCAGTGCGCACGACTTCAGCGGCATTGTGGGCCTCCATGGTTCGATTGAGGGTTTCGCCGGCCGCCTCTTCCCGGATCTGCGCCGCCCCGGCTTCGCGAGCCTGCGCCACGGCGCTGTCCTGCGCCCGGTCGGAGCAACGGACGAGAAGGAAGACCAAGGCGATGATCGAGACGGCGGCGATGGCGGGCCAATAGCGCGACGGATCGATGCTCACGCGCATTTTTCCAGTGGCACATTGCCGATCCGGTTGATCGTCCAACCGGGCATGAAAGTTTCATAGGTCGAATTATCGCCCGCCAGGCGGAGATAATGGCCGGCCTGCTGGGCATCCATGAGCTTCACGATCATCCGGCAGGCTTCGGCCCTGCCCCGGACGCGCTGAAGGCTGGCATAGGCCGCCATGGTGGCCGGTCCGGCACGGCCGTCGACCGTGACGTCCGGATAATCCCTCCCGCGCCGGTTGAGGCTGTTGAGCGCGATCTGCAACCATTTCGATGGCTGCGCGGGCCCAGCGTTGACGCCGCTGTCCACCGCCTCCTCGCCCACGGCGGGCGAAAGCGCGATCAGCTGGTCGAAGCCAGGCTTGAGGATATAATCCTCGAAAAAAACCTGCTGTGCGAGTTCCTTGGGGAAATCCCGCATGTCGCCCTGATAGCCATGCTCACGGGCGACGGCCTGCGTCACGCCATGATGGGTCGGCCCGCCCGGATCGTTCGGATTGTTCACATAGCCGCCTTCCACATGGAAGATGGCCGCAATGATCGCCAGCGCCGCGGCGCTGGCCCCGGCGAGCAGTTTCACCTTGTTCATGAATAGTCAGTCCTTTCGGCCGGTCAGCCGCTTGGCCGTGTCGGTTTCCCATATCCGGATCGCGGTCCAGATGATGGTGAGCGCCGCGGCGATCGAAGGGAGGATGTTGGCCAGCGTGCCGACCATCACGCCGATCGACAGCCCGTCGGCGGCATGCTTCAGTCCCTCATGATCGGTCAGGTTCATTCGTGGCTCCATGGCCCCCGGATGGGCGGCATGTGGGGATAAGAAAAAGGCGGCTCTCAGGCCGCCGGTTCTTCATCGGATTCCTGTGGCGCCGTCTCCCACGGCGGCGTCAGTATCGCGGTCGGAGGATCGATCATCTCCGCGATCCGCGCATCCAGCATCGCCTTGAGCTTGTCCGCCTCGCTGCCGAGTTGCCCCTCGACCCAGGCCTGCACCTGCTCGGCTGTCAGGCTGTCGAAATCGGTGAAGCTGCCCGCATCCGGGTCCGCGATGCCGACACGGCCTGTCAGGACGGCGCTATGGCCTTCATCGTCCGTCGCGGTCAGCCGCCAGTCCACGTCCGTGACGACATTACTCAGCCCGTCCGCATGGCGCGCGACGTGCAGCGCGGGGAAGGTCCATTCATAGTTCATGAATAATACTCCAGGATGATGAGGCCCGCGCCGCCTGCGCCTGCTGCGCCGCCGTTGATGCCGCCGCTACCGCCGCCACCGCCATAGGAGCCGCCCGCGCCGCCTGCGCCGTTGATGCCGCCATTGCCGCCGCCACCGCCAGGTCCGTAGGCAACGCCGCCGGACGTCGTGACGTGCATGGCCGCCATGCCTCCATCACCGCCTTTTGTGCCGGAGCCATTCGCGCCCCCGCCGCCGCCATTCGTGCCGTTGCCGCCGTTCCCGCCGCCGCTTACGCCAGCACCTGTGCCATAGGGGCCGTTCCCGCCATCGCCCGCGCCAGCCGTGGACGCGCCTCCACCTGCTCCGCCGCCTCCCGCACCGCCATTCTTTCCTGCACCGAGAGGCCCCGCCGCTCCACCGCCGCCTCTACCGCTGGGAGACCCACCCGCGCCACCCGAATATTTCACATCGCCCACGCTGGATGCCGCAGACCCGCCCGCCCCGGCTGTGCCCCCGGACGCATTGCCGCCCGCCTTCGCCAGAACGGTCCCGGTCGAAGAAAACCATGTATCCGTAGGCGAGCCGCCCGGCGCGCCGATCTGATAGGTGACGGAGCCGCCCGGCGTCACGGTCAAGCCGGATTTGAACGCATAGGCGCCGCCACCGCCACCGGCGATATTGACCCCGTTGTTAGCGCTGCCAGCGCCCCCCGGCCCATAGCAATGCACGTCCACCTTCGTGACGCCGGACGGCACGGTCCAGCTTGTGCCGGATGTGAGCGCAATGACGGTCTTGCCGCCGCTGCCCAGCAGCATTTGCCCCACGCCGGACATCAGCTCACCCCCGTGCCGGAAATAAACCATTTGTCGGCCGCGACCTTGACCAGCGTGGCCACGCTGCCGGGGATCATGGTGCGCGATCCCGTCGTCGCCGTGCCAGCCAGCCGCAGCGTGACGCCGCCCGATGGACTGACCGTGATATTGTTCGTCCCGTCGTTGACGATGCTGATCGTCGCCCCGACCGGAAAAGCCGCGCTGGCGTTCGTCGGCAGCGTGATCGTCTGCGCGCCTGTATTGGCCGAATAGACATGACTGCCCTGATCGGCGAGCGCGAGCGTATAGGCCGCGCTCTTTACATTCTGGGGCACGCCCTTGAAGGGCGCGAGGGCTGTCAGGTCGGATTGCAGGGCCGCTATGGCCAGGTTGATCGCATCCAGCAGCGCCGGATTGACCGCCAGCGCAATGACCCAATCTGTTTTCGTGCCCGAACCCGTCACCGCCGTGACGTTTACCACCAGCGCGCCCGTGCCCGCGTCATAGCTGGTGACAGTCCCCAGCATCGCATTGCCGGGGCCGGAAGCGCTGGCGATGGATACGAACTGGCCGGGCTTCAGCAGGCGTCCGGTCGTCGCGGTGAAGGATTTGGAGCCCGTCCCGATCGCCACGCTGCTGCTTGATGTGGCATTATAGTTCGTCGCCTGAGCCGCCTCCTCGACAGCCTGGCCGAATGCATTCATCTGCGTCGCCAGCACCGCTATCGCGGCGACGAAGGCGTCCGCGCGCGTGATGAATGTGGCAGGCGCATCGGAACGGCTCGGCGGCGTTGGCAGGGGGTCGATTGCAGGCAAAGCCATCAGGTCAGTCCTTCGATTTCGAGGGTGCAGACGCTCACCGTCGGATAGGCGATCTCGACGTTGAAATCCTTGTAGAAGCCGAACAGCGCGGTGACGGCCATGTTTTCCTCACCGATCCAGACGACCGGCGTGGCGCGATAGTCGCCCATCAGACTGAGCAGCGCCTCGACCTGTGTATTTCCGGTCCAGTCGGTAAAGCGGCCGCGCCGGGAAAAGGCGCGGGGAATGATGACGTAATTGCCGAAATCGTCCGCTTCCTTTTTGGAAAAATCCGTGATCCCGATCGACGCGCCATATTGCGCTGCCCCCAGTTCGCGGGCTGCCCCCAGCACCAGCGTTCCGCAAGACACTTCCGATCCGGGATCGCTGAGCGTCACCGTGACCGCAGGATTGGCATAAAAGGGCAGGTTCAGCCGCACCAGGTCGCTGCGGCGGATGATCTCCTCGAAGAAATAGGCGAACCAGTCGGTAACGCCGCTATCGCTCGCCATGTTGATCGTCTCATCATGGATAATGCCGTCCGCCCCTGTGGAAACCGTGATCTGCACCGTCGCGGCCGACACGTTGAACAGCGCGATGCTGTCGATGCGGCCCTCAAGGTCGATGGTGACGGTCAGGCTGTCGCGCGCGCGCGTCGCCGTGCCGTTTACCTGGTCGAACATGGCCCAGCGGTTCGACGGGAGCGGATACCACCACGCCGTATCGGTCAGCGGATGATTGAGGTTGCCCGCCTGAAGGCTGACATATTCGAGACGATTCGCGGCATCGAGGGCGCGATCGTCCTCACCATAGGTCGTGCCGCCCGCCCAGGCGAGCCAGGTGGTCGCGACCTCCCGCCACCAGGCAGGGGAAGATACAGGATCATTGCCCACATTCGCCGCCGCGAGACTCTCATAGACAACCGCCCGCGATCCGGTGACGATGCTGGCGCGTTCTCCCTCGCCATAGGCGGTGCCACCCGCCCAGGCGTCGGGCGCGGTTTCGGGGACTGAGCTGGTGAGCGTCGCCGGCGTCACCGCGACCGGACGGATCATCTTCATGCGGTTTCCACCGTGACGGCCTGCGTATCGCCCCTGTCGTGGCGGCGCGCGATTCGGGCGCTTTCACCCGTATTGCTGGCGATGGAGATCAGCGCAGGCTGCATTTCCGCCCTGAGCGCGGCGATCTGCGCCTTCGTGTCGGCCTGCGTGTCGCTGAGCCGCTCTATGACGTCGCCGATATCGGTCAGATTGACATTGACCTCCTGGAGCTGGGGCACCGGGTTGGTCAGCTTGTCCAGTTCGGCCTGCGCCTCGTCCGCTTCCTCCTGCGCTTTCTTCAGGTCGATGATGGCCTGCGAGACGGAGGTCACATTATCATTGAGGTCGATCAGGCTCTTCACGCTGGCGGTAAGCTGGGCAAGCTGGCGATCCGCCATCGAGGCGACGCCATTAGCCCCGGCCTGCGCCTGATCGGCCGCGCGCGCCACGCGGGCGACGTCCCGCGCATAATCGAGTGCGGACCCCGCACGGTCGCGGGCTGCGTCGAGATAGGATTGCGCGTCGCCGGTGAACGCGCCCAGGCTCGCCTCATTGCCCAGCCGGGCGAGATTCGCGGTCTTCTCGAACCGCGAACGGGCCTGCGCATAGCCATCGACGCCCGGAACATCGGCGAACAGGCTGGCCCGGAACTCCCCGATTGCGCGGGCGAAATCGCGGAACCTGTCCGCCGTCGCCTGAATATTGGCGCTCTCGCGGCTATAGGCGGCGGATAGCGCGTTTTGCGCGTCGCTGACCTTTTGCGCGGCGGCGGCCTGCGCGTCGGCCAGATCCTGATAGGCATAGATGGCGCGCTGCAACGGGCGGAGGCTTTCATCCATCGCCGCCAGCTCGGCCTGGCGGCGCAGGGCAAGCGCCTCGGTCTTGCGGCCCATCAGGTCCAGGAGGGTGATTTCCATGCTCTGACGCTTGTCGGCGAGGTCGGCCTGATATTTCTCGACCGCGTTGAAGCCGGGGGCCAGCGCCATCAGCGCGGCATAGAGGGATTGCCCCGCCTCGGTCGTGAGGTCGAGGCCGTCCACCACATTCTTGAACGACGCGATGCTGTCCACGCCCGACAGGCCCAGCCGCTCCAGCTCGGCCGCCACCGCCGTCATCACCGGCGCGATCTGCTCGGCCTCGGTCAGGAAATTGTCGCGATAGAACTGCGTCTGATCCACGAAATCATCGAGCGACCCGAACAGGTCGATCAACGCTTCGCGGGCTTCCACGGACGAAGCACCGACCGCGCCGAAGGTCCGCCCGATCGACTGCATCTGCACGTCGATGGTCTGATAGTCCTTCGCCAGCCGCATCAGCGTCTCGAACTGGCCTTCGCCCACCTTCTGGAAGGCATCCAGCGCCGGGATCGCGGCGGCGGCCATATCATCTCCCAGCTTGGAGAAGATGGCCGAAAGCTGCTCCTGGATCTCGCTGCCCTTCAGATCCTTCAGGCTGATCTTGCCCAGGTCCACCGTGAAGGCGTCGATGGCGGCCTGCGCGCCCTCGATGCCCAATACCCCTGCGGCGGCCATGATCCCGGAACGCATGGAGCCGATCAGCAGCGCAACCTGCTGCTCGGTGCCGTCGTCCAGCGCGCCGGTCACCGTATCGACCCGCGTCTTGTTGCTGGTGGTGATGCCGAAGGTCTTTTTCTTCTTGGTCTGGATGTCCTGATAGGATTGGCCGTCGATTCCGCCCGCCAATATGTCGGCGACCGTCGCCGGATCGAACATGATGCCCTGGTCCAGAAGCGTTTTCGTGGTCTTGGTGCCGAACAGCGCCTTGCCGATTCCGCCGATCAGTCCACCGATGACGGGGATTTTCGAGGCGATGTCGAGCGCGCCCTTCAGGATGAAGCCGAAACCCAGGCTGCCGTCGATCCCGGTGTTGCTGCCCAGGCCCAGCCCGGACGTGTCGAATGCGCCGCCGGCGATGCCCAACTGCTTTGCCAGCAGCGAAGACAATGACCCGATGTTGGTTTCGATGGCGCGAAGGGAACGCACCATCGCATTGCTATATTCAAGGTCTTTGTCGCTATTGGCGGTCAGCAGGTCGAGCGAGTGGGTGATGCTGTCCGATTTCGCGCTGCTGTCCCCCAGCACGGACCCGGTGCCCATCGCATCCTGATAGGATTTGAGATCGAAGCCGCCCCGCTTGCCGCCGCCCGTCCGCAGGCCCATGCTCGCGAGCAGCGCGATCATCGCGGCGACGACCGGAAAGGCGAAGGGACCGAGGAAGGAAAAGATCTTCGCCGCGCCCGCCGCCGCGTCGGCCGCGCCGCGCAGGCCGGAATTGGCGACCGACGTCGCGGTATGGGCGCTGTCCATGGTCATCGCCTTGATGGCGTTGATCAACTGGATCGCTGCGAGCGCCTTTTCGGCCGCTTCCATCGCCTGATAGGCGGCGCTGCGCTCCTTGAACAGCTTCTTGGACGCGCCTAGGATCGCGCCGGTGCCGGCGATCTGGTTCTGCGCCGTGCGGGCATAGGCTTCCCGCTCGGTGATCTGCCCCGTCACGACGGCCGCGCTGATGCGTTTCTGCTCGGCGCCATATTCATCGAGCGCGACGACGATCTCGCCGATCGAGCGGCCTACCGTGCCGAAGGCCGACGACATCCGGCGCGCAGCGTCGTCGACATGGTCGGATACGGCATCGATGCTGTCCGCCATCTGCTCAAACACAGCGCGGCGTCCCTGCTCGTCTGCTTCCGCCATCGCCTTCTTGAAATCGTTCGCCGCCCGTTCGGCATCCTTCATCGACTTGATCTCGGCGTCGAAGCGCCCGAGCTGGTCGCCCGGCATGGCGATCACGGCTTCATTCAGGAATCTGTTATTCTCCGTCTGGATGCGCTCCAGCGCCTTCGCCCACTCATCGACGTCCTTCTTGGACTTTTTCGCTGCTTTACCAGTTTCTGTCAGGGCCTTGATAACGCCGCCGCCGGAGAGGTCGCCATTCCCGAGCGGTGTATTCAACGCCTTGTCGAGATCCTCGCGCAATTTTCCGGCAATGTGGGCGGCATCCTGCATATCGCGCAGACCGTCTCGGCTCGTCCTACCGCCGCTGAAAAGAGAGGCGAGGTCAGATTTGACCGATTTCCACCCCAGGCTAACGCCACGCGAAATATCCCATTGTCCAAGCGCTTCCCATGACTGTTGCGACAGATTGCGGCTTCCCGCCCAGGTGGAATCAAACGCCTCGTTTTGACGTTGCTCAGTTTCGGCTACTTTTTTCTGAAGCAGTTCCACCTTCGCGGCACGTGCAGCTTTGGCTTGTGCCCAAAGGGATTCGGTCAGGCCGTCGACGCTGTTCTTGAATGACCATATCTCCGGCTCAGCCTGTCCGGCAGCGGTCCCAACGCCCGTCTGTTCTCGCGCCGCCGCCAGTGCCTGCTGGCTGGACTGCGACAGGCTGATGCCCAATTCATCGGCTGCTTTCGCATTGGCGAGCAACCGCTTTTCCGATGCAGCATTGGCGTCGGCCACGGACATGAGCCCGACCGCGACCAGCCCGGCAACGCCGATCAGCGCGTTCATCGGCGTGAATAAGGCGGCGGACGCGCCCTGGAGCGACTTCTGAGCTGCGCTGAGCATGGCAGTCCCCGCCGTCGTTGCGCCCAGCGCGCGCTCCAAAGCCACCAGCGACGCGATATAACGATAGACATTCCCGATCGCGAGCGCCCCATGGAACGTGACGAAGCCGGCCGCGGCCATGACGACGAGATCTTCGAGCAGCTCCAGATTAGCGAGCACGAAGTTGAGCGGTTCGCCAAGGATTGCTGCCAATTCCGCGCCTATGCGAATGAGATTGCCCGCCATCTCGCCCAACTCGGCCGCCGCGCTTTGCGACCCCTCCGCCGTGGCGGTGAGACTGCCCAGCACTTCGCCGAGCGCGTCATTGAACCCGCCCTGCCCAAACGCGACCATCGCGGCCTGGACAGCATCTTCCAGATTGGCGAAGCCGCCTTCCAGCGTCTTCATCTGTTCGTCCATGGTGCCGGCGAACTGCACATTGCCGATATCCATGAGATATTGCTGGATCGCGGCGGAGCTGTTCTGGACGGTCTTCGTGACGCCCTGGAAGGTGAAGCTGACCTTGCCGCCTTCCTTCGATGCGCGGATGCCGAATTCCTTCAACCGCTCGAATTCGCCGGTCGCGGCATCGGCCACCGCCTCGATCATGTCCATAAGGGACTTGCTCATCGATGCGGCGGTGTTGCCGTAGCTGGTCAGCGCAGCGGTGCTGGGGTCGAGGCCGAGATTCTTCAGCCGCAGGAAAGCCTGCACCGATTGTTCCAGGCCATAGGGCGTCTTTTCGGCGAAATCGCGCAGCTTCGCCATCTGCGCGCTGGCGGCGTCGGCCGATCCGGTGGCGACCTTCAGGGATGCGTCGAGGCGCTGGAATTCGCGATTGACGCCGATCGCTTCCCCCGCCAACGCCGTCAGGCCCAGGGCGGCCGCAGCAGCCTTCACCAGGCCGAACCCGGACGCGAGCTTCGCGCCGGTCGCGTTCAATGCCGTCATCGCCTCTTCGGCCGCTTTCGACGACATCTCGACGTCGTGCATTGCCGTTCCCACGGACCTTTTCATCTGGTCCATGTCCTTTTGCAGCCGCGCCATGTTGGCGATCAGCTCGATTTCAAGCGTTCCTGCCTTCATGACGATCTCCGGCCGCGCGAGCCGAGCAATGCGCGGAATGCATTGCCGACCTTCGCGGAAATGGCGGTGCGCCGGTCTGCGTCCGGATCGGGTTCCGTCCAGGGCGGAGGCGCATCGGGTTTTTCGGCTGCCTGGGATTCGGCGAGCCAGTCGGATGACAGGCGGCGCAGCAGGCGGGCCTGCCACGGGGGCAAAATGGTGCGGGTCATCGCCGACCACGCAGCGATATCCGTCCACCCGATCGGCGCGCGACCCATGCCGGCAGCAACCACCGGGCCGATCTCGACGAGCTGCTCGACGATCCACGGAGTGCTGCACGGCGGCAACGCGGGAACGATGCCGCCGTCTTTCATCGCCCGCAGGCGGCTTTTGGGTTCGGTCTTATCGGTGATGGACCGTTTTTCCGGCCTCGGCACGGCATTGAGCCATGCCTGCTGCCGGACGTGGAGGCTCAGCTCGTCGCCGAGTTCCCCGTAAAATTTTCCCATTCACCGATGAAAGCGAAGACCTGGTCGCGGATGAAGCCGAGCTTCGGGTCCGCATAGGCGGCGCGGAATATTTCCTGCTGGCTGACATTACCTGCAGGCGGATAGGTCCAGCCGTCGAAGCTGACGGTGCAGGCGGCGAGAAATTCGGCGTTCTCCGCCGCGATTTCAGTGGCGCTGGCGTCCACCTTCCCCTTCTTGCGCAGCCGGGCGACGATGCGGTTCTGCTTGCGCTGCTGGGCTTCGGCATATTGCTCGGAACCGGGACCATAGACAGTGACGGTCAGGCGCTTGCCCGCATCGTCGAGCAGGGGCGTGTCGTCGCCATTCATCAGCTTGATGACAGCGGTGTCGGCGGCGGCGAATTTCGTGATGTCGAAAGCCATGTTTTATCCTTTCACGGCAGGAATGTGGCGCCCCGGCCCGCCCGTTCCGTGACACGGACGGGCCGGGACAAAAGACCCCGCCGAAACGGGGCAGTTCGTTGGAGGGTAATCTCCGGCTCACGGGCCGGGTGGAGATCAGACGACGCCGATGACGACGATCGTGAAGGACACGGCGGAACCCGCGCCGCCATTGGCGACCTTCAGCAGGTCGGCGGTCCCGGCCGTCACGGCATAGCCGGCGGCGTTGGGCGCGACGAGCGCGACCATGCCGCCGGGCTTCACCTTGATCGTGTCGGCCGCATCGCCGAAAATCGAGGAAATCGCATTGGCCGCCGCGCCGCCGACGATCACGTCGTTGGTGTTGCCGGCAGCCGCCACGATGACGAGGCCCTTGATCTTGGTGAAGGCGATGGCCGTGCCGAAAATGTCCGACACGCCGCCATTGAGGTCGATATCCTCGCTGCCGGACGCCGCGATGCTGCGCGTGTCTGCCCAAAGCTCATTCGCCTGATTGGCCCCGTTGCCGTTCTGGAGCACATAGGTCGGCCCGAAGGCGACCTCATGCGAACCAGTGCCGACGTCCAGGGCGGCGGCGAGGTTCGCCGCGACGCTGAGCGCGATTTTGGAGGTCAGGGTTGCCATGGAATCAGTCTCCTCAGCTCAGCTTCTCGACGACGCCGACGCCATCGTCCGAAGATGAAATCTCCAGCGTGGCGGTCGCCGACGTGATCTGGTCGACGCCGCCGACCCCGACCTTCCAGCTCATGACCTTCGCCGGGAAATAATAGATTTCGCCATTCTGGAGAGTGACGCGGAAGAAATAGTCGGCGTCGGATTTCGAGGCCGCCTTCATGATGGTCTGACCGGCATCGCTATTATCCAGCCCAAGCTGCAGCGTGATCGATCCCTCGTTGAAACTGCCCTTGAACTTGCGCGTGCCGCGCGTTCCGAGGGGATTGTGCGTGACGAGATTATACTCGCGGCCGAACTCGCCCAGATCGGTCACTTCGCCGACATCAGTGAAGGCCAGGGCGGCATAGCCCGCCTCATTATAAATGGCGGGTGCGGATGCGGTGACCGCAAGAGTGGTCCCCGCCGACGTGCGAACGGTCATATTCGGTTCCTTTTTCCAATAAAAAAGCCCGCCGGATGGGCGGGCTGGGCTGCCACGGATGGAGGGAAGGAAGCGCGATCAGCCCTTGGCGGATCGGGTTTTCCTGCCGGTCGGAGGGGAAGAAAACGGCGCCAGATCCTCCGGCATAGCCGCGCGAACGAGTTGAACCGCCTCCAGGTCCGCAAACTGACCATCGGGAAGATTGGGCAGAAGCGCCCCGCTCAGATACGACCTGTCGCCCAGCGTGAAGCGGCGAATGGCCACGGCCTGTTTGCCCATGGTTGGAATTCCCGTCAGATCTCGTTGTAGGACACGCGAAAATCCTGCGTCCCGAAATGGATGCCTGTGCCCTCGTCCCGCCCCTCGGGTCCGGCGCCGATGCTGTGCACCGTCACATGGAGGATTCCATCGACGGCCGGCATTTTCCCGTCGGCGGCCTTTTTCGCCATGCGCTGGATACGCTGCCGTGAGGCGCTATCGGCCGCCATGATCGTGGCTTGGACACGCTCGGTCACCCGCTTCACCGGGCTGGGTTTCAGCGTGTTGCGGTCGACCGTCGATATCGAAAAAAGGGCGATGCAGGGCAGCGGAAAGCCCGCCGGCACGTCGCCGATGACGATCCCGCCCACCGGGACCAGCGCTGTCAGGGCGCCGTCGCCGGCCAAAAGGCCGCGCACCGCTTCGCATCCGCTCATTATTCGTCCTCGTCGATCTCAAGGGGCGGCAAGGTGCTGATGTCGATCTGCATCCGCTTGCGCACATATTCGCCCACAGCGGCGATTGCCTCGCCCTGCTTTTCGTCCAGCGCCGGCCGCATGAACGGATGCGGACGCAGGCCAGGATGCGAAAGGATGCCGGATACGAAATCGCCACCGATCTTCATTGGTCTGTTCTTGACCGTGCCGTTGCCCTGTGCGGCCTTGCGCACGGCGACCCGGCCCTCCTTCGCGCCAGTGCGGGCGATCAGGTGCTGCCCCACGCCATGTTCAAGGAAATAGCCCACATGCGCATGTGGCCCCTTCAGCTTCACGCGAGCCTTTGGAATACCGCCCCTCACATCGGTTTCGATCTTGATATCCTTAGCGGTCTGGCCCGATTCCTTCTCGACCTTCTGCTTGGCCGATTTCTGGATGACCTTCGCGCCGGCGCGCAGCGCGCCGCGCATCACGTTTCGCTGCATCTTGACGGGATAGGCGCTAAGGAAGGCGTCCAGCTCCCTGCCGCCCTTCAGCTTCATCAGCCTGCCCCCATGGTCGACAGTTCCTCCGCGACGATCTCGGTGCCCTGACGTCGGCCCAGCTCGGCCGGTCCGGCGATGATCTTCAACAGCCGCCCTCCGATCTTCACGCGCATCGACGCGTCGATATCCTCGCGATAGCGCATCCGTATCCGGCAGGGCCGGGCCGAAATGTCGATCGCCTCCGCCACGCGCTCTGACCGGCTGGGCAATATGTCGATGACTTCGGCCCATGGGGCGGCAACCCTCAGCCAATGGTTGACGACATGCCCCTTGCCGTCAGGCGCGGGAGTGTTGCTCCAGATCTCGATCCGCGTGTTCAGCTTGAGCGCGACGACGCCGGTCACATCCATATCCTGTCATTGACGGTCGCCTCGAACAGATCGAACGACGTTCCGTCGAACCGGGCGCGCACGGCCATCTTGACCGCCAGCGCCAGGCTGGGCGGCAATTCGAAATAGCCGACCGTCAGCCGGGCGGCGACCACGCCCGCGGCGCGGCGCGCGGCCGGCCAGCTCTGACCGGCCGCCGGGCGAACGCCCATCGCCAGGCCGGCGCCGAAAAGCTCATACAGGTCGGAGGACAGCGTATATTGCGACCCGTCTCCATCTTTATATGTGATGGCAACAATGCCGGATACTGGCCCGATATTGAGGTGCGCGAGATCCGCGAATGCATCCGCGCGGATCTCCACGATCTGCGGAGCGAGCCGGGTCGATGTCATGCGCTCGATATCGCCCACCACGGCGCTGATATAACCCACGATCTCCGCGTCCAGCGCCTCGCCATCGACGCGCAGGAACAGCTTCACCTCGTCGAGATCAACGGCATTGCCCTCCGGAGCTGTGATGACGGTCGGCGCGCTCAGCATCGATCAGGCTTTCGGCGGATCGCATTCGACGCCGAAACCGGCATCGATCAGCCGCTGAGCCTCCGATGGCCCCCCATCGGGGCCGGGCAGGTCGCTGAAAGCGCGCGTGTCGCCGCGGCTGAGCGACATACGCGGACCGCACAGGCTGGTGGTCATCCGCAGCCACCGAACAGAGCCGGAATCCTGATCCTGGCTATTTTCCGCCGGCGCATTGTCGGCGCCAGCATCGGGCGCAGCGGTGTCCGCCTTGGCCTCCGTTGCCGGTTCCGCAGCGGATTCGGGGACTCCGCTCTGATCGGTCCCTGCCTGGTCGGTCCCGGTTTGGCTGATCTCCGCCTCAGCGGGCGCTGGGGCGGCCTGCTCAGCCTCGACAGCATTTTCCGGTTCGACAGGCGCGGCGGATTTTGCCGCGGTCGCGCGGCGCGTAGGCTTGATGTCCATGGATCTGCTCCAGATATGAAAAGGGGCGAGCCATGCCCGCCCACTGCCGACGCCGACCGCCGCTTAGGAAGCGGGATGGGCCAGATGCTTGATGGCGATGCTGTCGACCAGCTCACCGTCATAACGGATGAGGCCGGCCATGCCGACCTTCGGCCAGAACCGCTCGCGCACGGTGCCGATCAACGGCGATCCGACCTTGCGCACCCAATAGCGGCTGAAGTCTCCGAACAGGATCGACTTGGCGCTGGCCGCGATCGAGGCCACGTCATCGTTGATGGAATAGGGATGATCCAGCAGCATGGCGGGCGCGCCGACGCGAACGTCGCCCATCGTCCAGAGATAATTGCCATCGCCATCCTTCAGCTTGCGGATGGCCAGCAGCGAGGTATCCGCAAACATCCACCGGCATTTCGGGCTGCGGCGATAGGGTGCGCGCACCGAATGCTGCAGGTCGAGCAGCTCGTCCGCCGCGATGGCGGTGGCGCTGGCGGCGGTCTTGCCCAGCGTGGACGCGGTGACCACGCCATTGGCCTGGCCGGTGCCGCTGCCGGTCGTCAGACGCGCATTGGCGCGCCGGCCGAGCCGTTCGCCCAGCGCTTCGGCCAGAAACTCCTCCAGGTTGAACACGCTGTCCTGCAGCAGCTCGAAGCTCAGCTTCACCCACGGCGTCGCGTCGACATAGGCATCGAGGCGCTTCTGCCCGAACGTCAGGTCGCCGCTGTCGTCATCGGTCAGATCCGCGCCCTCATTCAGGCCGGAGGCCGATCCGCTGGTGTCGTCGTTGCTCGGGATATCGAACTCGTTGCCGGATCCCGTGGTGATATCGCGGACGATATTGCCGTCATACATCGGCCCCCAGTCCTTCATGGTCTTGACGATCTCGTTCGCCAGTTCCTTGGGGACCGTGTATCCGCCAGCCGCCGCCGTGCCGGCAATCTGGACGCGCACTTCCTGATGCCCACGGCGCAGAAGATCGCGCTGCTCGCCGGTCAGGCTCTCGACGCTGCCGCCGTCGCGCAGGCAGGCATAGAAGGCGTCGCGATATTCGGCCTGAACATCGCCCTTGCCCTCATCGCCGCCGCCGCTACGGCTTTCCCCGTCCGGATTGAGCGGGCGGTTGCGCTCGCGACGCTCGGCTTCCTCCCGCTCGATCCGGGCCGTCCGCTCCTCGCGGGCGATATCCTTTTCCAGCTTGTCGAATTCCGCCATGATGGCGTCGTGGCGCTGCTCCAGCTCGGTGGCACGGCTCTCGTCCGTGTTGTTCGTGATCTCGTTGAGAGCATCGCGGGCCTGGGTCACCAGCTGGCCCCGCTTCTCCTGCAGTTCGGTCAAGGTGGGCATGTCATTCTCCTGGACATGAAAAAGCCCGCCAGTGGCGGGCGAAATGGCTGGAAGCGGGAAGCTCCTGCCGAACCGGCTGGGCCGGGATGGTTATCGGATGCCGCGCTCCATTTGCGCCTGGCGGGCGCGGCGCTCGCCGATCTGGCCAGCGGCGGGAATGTGACGACGTTCGGCGCGCGCATGTTCCAGCGATCGCAGGCCGACCGACGTGTCCGGATAGGCCGGAAACGCGGTGTAGGTGATTTCGAACAGATCCGCCTCCAATATGGTGCGCCTGGGCGGATCGACCGTCTCGTCCCATTCCTGCTTGCGGGTAATGAAACCGAAAGACATGCCGGGAATGTCCTGCCGCTCGATCTGCACGGCCAGATCGCGCCCGTCGGACGTATCCGGCAGGTCATTCGAGAAATGGAGGCCGGTTTCATCCTCTTTCAAGATGAGCGTTCCGGCGCCCGACCGGCCGACGACGCGCCCGGTGTCGTGGCTGTGCAGCGCCACGACGTCGCGCTCGCGCAGCGATCTGGTGAACGCTCCCGGCGCGATGGTTTCCTTCCAATATCCGCCGATATCGGTCTCGACATTGAACAGAGCGGCATAGCCTGCCGCGGTGCGTGTTTCTCCTGCGCTGGCCGCGCGCAACTCCAGCCCGCGCGTGATGGCGCGGGTTTCGCGCCCGTCAGGACTCGGTCTTGTCGCCGGCGTCGGCATTGGAATCTCCGCTATTTGTGGGGGTTTTCAGGAGCGGCTGGGTGCCGAGCGGCACCGTCGCGCCCTGGATATAGAGCGTGTCGCCGTCCGGCATCGGTTCCCGGTTTTCGAGCTTTCGGGCTTCATTCGGCGTCATTTGCGCCGTCTGGATGGCCCGCGCGATCCCTTCTACCCGGCTCTTGAAGTCGCCCCGCTGGACGCCGTCGACATTATGCTCGACATGCCGCGCCCGGCTCCGCTGGCCGAACAGCTTGAGGTTCAATTCCTGCTCGAACTTGCCGGCCCAATGGGTGACGACATGCTTGACGAGCTGGAGATCCTGCTGCTCGGTATTGTTGAACGTGCCGTGCGCCAGGTCATGCAGGAATACCGGAGGCAGGCCCCAGATCCGCGACGATTCACTGATCTGGAACTGTCGCGCCTCGATCGCCTGGCCCTTTTGCGGGTCGATCCCGATCGGGTTGAGCTTGTGACCGGGCGGCATGCCGAAGAAAGGCGAGCCGCTCTGCTTCGCCAGATCGATGGCGCGCTGGATATCGGCCTGGGCGCGCTTGAACGCGTCCGGGCCTTGCGGCAGCGGTCCCTCCAGAGAAAGCGGCGGCGTCCCGCCGCTGGCGAAGAAGGAACTGGCATAGTCGATCATCGCCAGCATCAGGGCGATGGCGCGCTTGTTCTTGTAGATCGGACTATAGACGTCCAGTTGATTGCGCTTCAGCAGGAACGTCACGTCGATAACATCGGCGGCGGGATATTCTTTATTGTCGAAGCGATAGAATTTCCGGCCATTTCGACGCCGGACGGATGTGTGATCCGGATCCATGGGCCAGATCGCGAGCACCTTGTTGCCCTGGCGCTCGATCCAGCTGGCGCCGCGCCCGCCGGTGAAGACCTGCGACCACATATATTCGCGCCATCCCTGACTGGTCCATTCGGGATTGGGCGCTTCGTTGAGCAGCATCTGCAGGTCGCCGTCGACGCGCTGGGCCGTGTCACCGGCCTTTTTGAAAAGATGCAGGGGCAGACTCGCCATCATCCGTGAGAGGAAATTGACCGCGCACCAGTTGGACGGCACCTCCAGCGCCGTGTCGATCGTGACATGCGGCAGCTTCGGGTCGTTGCCGAGCAGGCCGAAAAAGGCGAGCAGATCTTCGGTCGGCGACCCGGTCGATATCGTCGGATTTTCCAGCGGATTGAGCGCGCGCTGTTCGGCGCCGCCACGGTGGAATTCAAAGGCGATCTTCAACCGGGCACCATGCTGTAATTGGGGTCATCCCAAGGCGAAACAGGCACTTCTTCTTTCTCCTCGCCCATATGGACGCCGATCGCGCTCATCAGCGCGACCGGGTTGTCGATCTTCAGATGCGCCTGCCCCTCCGGCTTGTTGGGGTAGACATTGTCCTTCTTGTCGGGCGCGCCGACGACGTTGGAGATTTCCCACTCCATCACGGGGTCGCCGCCATGTATGATGCGCCGGGACCGGCTGAGCGCGTCCAGTTCCTTCATCGGCTCGCTGAAATTGAGCACCGTCGGCCGATATTCGACGACAGGGACGCCAGCCTTCGCCAGGCGCGTTGAAAGCTGAGTGGCCTGAAACGGATCGTAGGGAACCGCCTCGACCTGCAGTATCGCGCTGATCTCGACGATCAGCGCCTCGATTTCGTCATAATCGACGATATTGCCGGATGTGACTTCCAGCAGGCCTAGACTGTCCCAGCCCTGATAGTGCGGCACGTCCGCGACCGTATCTTCCGGCAGGAAATAAAATCCGAACCGGATGAACGGATCTTCGACCGTCGCCTTTTCCCCGATCGGCAGGATCAGCACTTCCACCGCGGCGATATCGACCTTCGACGCCAGGTCGAGGCCGACGATCGCGCGCCGTCCGCGCAGCCATTCCAGTTTCAGCACGTCGCGCGGGTTTTGCGGGATCTCCGGATCCGCGCATTTCCTCCATGCCTCGACGTCGAAATAGGCCGCTTTCGCCGAAACCCACAGGTTGAGATGCTTCGTCTTGAAGACACCCGCCTTGCGCGGGGTCGCGATCGCGTCGCGCTGCCGCGCCCGCAGAAAGTCGCCCGAAACCGAAACATCGAAATTCGGGTTCGCCTTGCGAAGCGCAGTCTCCGACTTCCAGTCGTCGTCGTCGTCCATCGTATATTCGATGAACAGGGTTTCATCGTCGAGCGGAGGCCCGCCATTATGGCCGATCCCGGCGAGCTTTTTCCGTTCCTCCTGGCGCAGCGCGTAACATGGCCCAGCCAGATTATCGCCGGCCGTGGTGATGAGCAGTTGCAGCGGCTGATCGCGCGCGCCCATGCCCGTCATCATGGTGTCAACCTGACCGTCGTCTCCATGCTCGTGATATTCGTCGTGGATCGAGCAGCTCGGGCTTTGACCGTCGCCCGGATCTCCGATGATCGTTTCGAACTTCGATCCGTCCGCGATCCGGACGATCGCGCGCGCCGGCACCTCCAGGCCGAAATGCTTCTTCAGCGCCGGTGTGCGCTCGACCATCAGGCGGGCGGGCTTGAATACTTCCCACGCCTGCTTTTCGTTCGTCGCACCTGAATAGACCTCGGCGCCGAACTCGCCATCGGCGCAAAGCATATACAGGCCAAGGCCCGCCGCGATGGCCGACTTGCCGTTCTTGCGCGGCACGATCAGGAACAGGCGGCGGAATCGCCGAAGCCCCTTTCGGTCGCCGGCGCGATGAACCCAGCCGAATGTCAGGCAGATGATCCAGATCTGCCATGGCTGAAGGACCAGCCGTTCCTTCTTGCTGGCCCACTTTCCCTTGCTGTGCGGCAGCTTTTCGATGAACCGACAGGGCCGCGCCGCCTTCGCCTCGTCAAAGACGTAGGGGAATTTGCTCCCGCGAACCTTGCTGAGCTTCAGCTCATCCAGGAATCGGCGGCACTGGATCCGGATCTGCAACCCGGCCGGGATCTTGCCGCTGCAAACGTCGGTCGCATATTTCCGGGCTATCGCCGGATAATCACGCTCCTGCGCCACATCAGAAATCGCCGAACTCGTTTTCGGCCTGCGCCTTGTGGCCACTCGCCAGCTTCAGCGCCGCCGACGGGTTGAGCATCAACTCGCCCAGCAAGGACTGTGCATGACGCAGGGCCTCCGACAGCATCGCCACCTCCGGCCGCGCCCGCACCATCACGAAGACGACTTCCTTCCCGTCGATCTTCTTCACCGTCTGGCTGGTGAACGTGTCGCCGGACGTTTCCAGCACAGCTTGGAACCGCGCCACCTGGGCAAGGCGCAGGGCGAGCAGGCCAACATGATCCGCATAATGCGGGCTGGCGCGTTTCTGCTCTTCCAGGATGGTGGCGATCGCCGCAAAATAATTTCGCTCGATCTCCGACAAATGCAGCGGCGCGATCATCGCGCCCAGCGGCACGTCCTCATTCACCTTCGCGTCGCGATCAGCGCGGTAAGTGCCCTGCGTTTCCTTCAGCGCCGGATCCTTCCGCTTGCGCCCCGCACCGGAACGCGGCCCGCCCCTAGCCATCAAAGGGCCTCAACTTTTTACCCTTTGATTTCGACCGCGCAAAAATGTGGTCAAGGGAGCGGTCCTGGTCCGGACGGGCCTGAGCTTCGACCCCTCCCCCTCCCCGGCGCCGGTCGGCGCGGCCTTCGAGGCGGACGGCCGGCCGACCCTCAAGGCGCGCCATCGTCCGCGCCCAGCTGGATGGTCACGTCGCCATTGCAGCCGAGCGCCATTGCTGCGAGGCGCATCAGCCCCGCCGCGATCCGGACGCGAAAGCGAAAGGAACGACGCGGCCGAAACACTACGCGCAACGTGCATCGCTCCATGACGTCGCGGCCGGAGATGGTGACATCGGTCATGATGCGTTTCGCCTCCTCGCCCGCGCGCTTTCCTTCGCGGTCTTGGCCTTACTGCACGGCCAGCACAGGCCCTGATAATTCTCGTGCTCGCTGCCGCCGCCTTCGGCCTTGGGGCGGATATGGTCGGCAACGACCGATCGGCGCGGCGGGACTGTCCCGTTAGCGATGCAGGCTCGGCAATATGGCTCCTCAATGATGACGCGCTTACGCATATCGTCATGCTCGCGCCCATATCCGCGCTGCTGCCTGCTCTTGCCGTTCGACGTCGCCCATGGCGCTGCCGGCTTCCAGCCGGGCGGACGAAATCGCGGCGCCTGACGTGGCACGACGACCTATGCTTCCTTCACCGTCGCCGCTTCCAGCGTGACGAGCATTTCCTCGCCCCGCTCCTCGATCTCGCCGACGTCCAGCCGCACGAGCACAAAGCCCGGCAGGTAAACCGAATGCTCGTCAAGCAGGTCCAGCCAGGCGCGCTTTGACAAGCCGGTGACGAGAAGCGTCAACCTGTGCAACCCGCCGACGAAGCTGGGACTATCCCACGGCCATGTGCGCTCGACCATCCAGTCGACGGTGCAACCGGCCTGCTCGGCCGACCGCTCCAGTTCGCGCTTCAGCCGATCGCCGGCGACGAGGTGGACGCTCATGCTGCGGACACGTCGATCGTGATGGCCCGCCACGGTGCCTGTGCATTCTGCCGCTGATAAAGGCGGATGTAGCGCTTGGAGCCGACGACCCGGAAACTGTCGCGGATCGCCTGCATCGCCTTCAGCCAGCGCGGGTCTGCGATCTCCAGCCGCAGCAGCGAGAACAGGTCGTTCCTGTTGATCCGCCCCTGGCTGTCCACATCGAACGCGCGATTGATGATGGCGCGGATCTCGGTGCGGCTGTCGGCCGACCATTCGCGCAGGCATTCGTCCACGATGCCTTTCGCGACCTGAAGCTCCGGGCCGAACACGATGTTCTCCGACACCTGCACCACGATCTTCAGCAGGCCGTCATAGGATGTGAAGGTGAGGTTGCCCTTCGCGCCGCCGCGCCGCGCTTGATATTCCTGTTCGAGCAACTCGACGAAGCCGTCCACATCGTCGAAGCTATGCTGCCGGAACCGCGCCACCTGCGCGGAAAGCGGAAGCGCGAAGCCGACAACCTTGCGGACCAGCTCATCCTGGAGCTTGTCGATCGTCTTCACGGCCACGTCCGGGATCAGCCCGCCATCGGCGTTTGTCCAGTAGATCGAGCCGTCAATCTCCCGCCGCCCGGCAGGCGTCGCGGACGGATCGCCGGGACCATCGGTCATGCCGCTGCGCGCCCCGGCATCGGCCAATGATAGCCGACGGGATCGTCGAGCGGATCGAGGATCAGCCCGCCGCGCTGGACAGGCACGGGATGGAACTGGCCGTCGAGGCCCAGCTCGACACGATAGCGCGTGCGGCGATAGCCCAGCGTCTTCATGGCGCGGATCTGCATGCGGCGGGGAAGGCTGCTCATAATGTGGCTCCGGTGATCAACGACGAGGGGGAACAAGATCGAGCAAGGCCCTGGCCTCGGCGCGCGTGACGGCCGCCGCGTCCAGCAGCTTCACGAGTTGCGCGAGATAGCGCCGCGTGACGCGGACCTCTTCCAGATCCGGCCCGCTGGCTTCAACGCGCAGCCGGTCGATATCGATCATCGCCAATCTCCGCTCACCACCAGGCGCTCAACTTCCCGTCCCGCATCTCCATCGCCAGCGGCGCCGCCGACGGCGCGCACTCGCCGCGAAAGGGTGCGACGATGGAGGCGGCGATGGCCTGCGCCCGCTCTTCCAGATCGGCATGACGCTGGTCATGGCGCTGGCGGGGGGACAGGCGGGCGTCGCGGATCAGCGTGTCCAGCTCATGGCTGGCGCGTTCGAGCTGATCGGGGATCGAAAGCCGGGTAGCTGGCTCTGGGTATCGGGCCATCCTTGCCGCCTCCATCGACGCAAAAAGCCCGCCGATGGGGGATCGGCGGGCTTCAGGCGCAATTATCGCGGGGTCGTTTCTGGCGCTTTCGTGACCGTTTGGGCAGTCCCGTTTTTGTAACGGCGCGAATTTTCTTCAGTGCGTGTGCAACACCTGCTCGCGCAGGATGCCATTCACGCGGCTTTGCCAGCCCGGCCCGCTGGCGCGCAGCACGGCCAGCAGATCGGCGTCGAGGCGCATCGAAACCTGCTCCTTCGTCGGGGTTTTCTGCGTCCCGCGCAAACGGCGGCGTTCCTCGCGCTCCGCCAGCGCCTGCCGGACGCCTTCCTCGCTGACATCGAAATCTTCCGGATCGTTCGGATCAGCCGGAAGCGCTATAGAGTTTTTTCTCGCCATCATTGCTCTTCCTCACAGAGATGAAGCGGAAAGCCGCTCCACGCATCACATACACAGCCGTCCAGAGGCGGCCGTTCACATCGCCGATCACCTTGAAGCGGTCTTCCCCGTCGATCGGGCGATGGGAAGCGACGATCAGATGGTCGGCATCGCGGAACATCTCCGCACCGAAAGTCAGCGAGACGCCATGCTTGTCGCGGTTGATCTCGTCCTTGTCGGTGTCGAATTCGATGTCCATGGAGATTGTATATACAATCTGACAGGACAGAGCAAGAGCTAATTGTATATACGTATAAGAAGTGCGGTTCGGCGGCGATGATGCGTGGCGGAATTTATTACGCTATGTTTGTTCGGAGCGTCATGGTGACGTCTTTAAGCCGCCGACTTTTATCGGCTAAACGCGAGTTCGATTCCGAAATGCAAGATCTCAAATTAATGTGCCACATAGCGGCACATCTGAAAATCAATGGACCGGATCAGGTCGCAAACTGGCAACCCAAATGGGCCACCAACGACCGTGGAGAAATCGTTGTCGAGTGGCCCCACGGTCGTCCAGAGTGTGTTCCGGACGGACCTACGGTTTTGCCTCCGCTCGACGATGAAGAAGACCATCGATACTAGCACTATTTGGCAAAATCGAGGGTGGCCGGCGAGCGTGACCAAATTGTGTGGTGCGCTGCCAGCATGCTGGAGGGTCTGTTGGCAGTTCGCTATTCCGTCCCAGCCACTCCGGAACCGTCAGTCCATAGCGCCTTCCAAATGGCCGTGCTCAAAGCAACCCCGCCTGCGCCGCCGCCAGCTCGGCCGCGCTGATCTCGCGGCAGGCGTCACGGATCATCGCGCCCCATAGCTGCAGGCTGCCCTCCAGCATCGCGCCCGCCCGCCGCGCCGACATGCGGTATCGCCGCGCCGCCTGCGTCAACGCCAGGTCGCAGACGATGACGTCCAGCGGCAGCGCGGCCCTGCCGCCCAGCGCCGCGCGCCAGCGCGAATAGGCGACCTCCGCCCGCACCGCGCCCAGCGCCTCCCAGAATGCGTCGCCATGGCGCGAGCTGTCGACCCGCGTTTCCAGGCTGGCCGTGCAGATCGCCACGTCGGCGCCGATCCGCTCGGCCACGGCGCGAATCTCCTGCGCCCAGCCCACCTCCTCGATGGCGAGCCGCCCGCTGGCATAAAGCCGCGCCACCGCGCCCTGCTGGACGCGGCTGGCATGATGATGGGTTTCCGGCGTTCCGTTGCGCTTGTGGCTGAAGTCGGCGAGCAGCGCCGCGCGCGTCTTGCGAAAGGCCCGCTCCTGCGCGGCTTGCTGCGGATGACGTTTAGCCCAGGCGCTGCGCTGGCCCGACGCCGATGATGGCGCCTTAGCGCCCTGCTTTTTCTTCGCCCCCGTCCGCGCCATATCCGCCGCCTCCCTGCAACGGCGCATTATGGCCGTGCGCGGAGTGGCCGGGCAGGCCCGCTTTTGTAACAGGCATTTCGATATCCAGCAGCGGCACGGACGCGGGATCGAGCACCAGATAACCCGCATCGCGGACATGCCGCACCGCTTCCTCCTCGGCACTCAGCGGCCTGACGCCCCGCGTCTGGCCCGGCGCGCGATGGATGCGCCCCTCCGCTGCCAGCTTGCGGATGGCGTCCTGCACCCGCGAACGGTTGGAACCGATCGCCGCGGCCATCTCGCTCAGCGAAGGGCCGACGCCATGCGCCGCATAAAAGGCGCGGATGAACGCCAGCACTTGCAGCTTCCTGCTCGCCATCTGCGGCGACAGGCGCGGTATGTCGTCGATCATGCCCAACAGGCTGCCTCCCTGCCCGCCGGAATATAGGGGAAAACCACCATTTTTCCAATTAATAGGGCGAACGCGGGCGCTGCCGCATATCTTCATGGCTGGGTCCGGTCGGCGGACACATGACCAGTCCGATCGCCCTGTCCAGCGCTTCCTGTTCCCCTTCCATGGTGGAGGTGCCGAACCAGACATGATGTTCCCCGTTGCGCCAGGTGCGTGCCTCGGCGTGCCAGTGTCCTTCCTTGCACCACGTCCGCCAGCGGTAAGTCAGTCCATGCTTTCGGGCATATTCGCGGAGTCGGCTGTCATCGGGCATAAGAACATATAAAGAACGTCTGGCGCGGCGGTCAACGCGCGCGGAGCGCCCGCGCTATTCCGGCGGCCATTTCAGCCCCTCGGTCTGGAACGTGAAGTTCGGCTCGCCGCCCTGATAGATCTCCAGCGACACGACGACCTTCTTCGCTTTCTTCAACCGCGCTATGAAGTCGGCCGGGCTGGCGACGAACACCGTGTCGGAACTATGGTCGGACGCGCCATTCATCCGGATCTTCCGCGGCGCGGCGTCGTCGAAGCGCACCATCGCCGAACAGCCGTCATAGGACCGGCACAGCAACTGCCCGCTGCTCAGCACGAAATAGACGTCCGTTCCATGACGGGGATGCTGCCGCACATTCATCCTCACGTCGGATCCGCCGCTATACGGCGGCGCGAGCTGGACGATATTGTCGCTGGTGACGCTCGCGACGTTCCATGTCTTGCCGCTCATCTCGTCCGTTCCGGACGAATAGCTCCAGCCAGGCAGCTTTTCGGGAAGGGCTGCGCTTTCATCCAGCGACGCCAAGGACGCCGAAGGAGAAGGCGGAGAAGATGTATCCGGTCTGTCGATCAGCGCCGCCAACACGATCAAGGCAAGGATCCCGCCGATGATCCAGCGCAACCGATTCCCCGTCGGCTTGCGCTTGGCTCCATCGCCCTTTTCAAGATTCCAGCCACATGCCCCACAGAAACGATCGTCGGGACGCACCTGCGCCCCGCAACCCGTGCAATTCGTCATCTATGTCACCCCCGTGCCACTTCCCGCCCGATCTACATCATAGCCAAGATATCAAGCGGCTTGCGCCTTCAGCGCCTGACTAAGTTCCAGCGCCCATGTCACTTCCCTGCTGTGATGCTGACCATCCGCATCCATGATCAAGCCGCAATGATCTAGGATGAGACGGGCCGCCCGCTTTCCAATCGGCGAAGTCTTTAGTCGTTTCAGGGCGAGCAGCACGTCCCGTCCGTCTGGAGCGATGGCGGGCGATCGATGCATCGCGATTTCAATCATCGCATCATCGCCGCCGAACCGCATGACATAGGCCGTGATCGCCGCTTCCAGCGCCTCGGCCTCCATCGGGTGATAGTCACCGTCGCACTTCGCCATGAACAGGGCGATCTGGACGAAGGCGGTGAATCCCTTGTCCTCGAAAGGAAGGACGCCGGTCGACGCCAGCGTGTCGAAATGGCTGATGGGATCGACCAATTCGCCGGTCGACAGGTCCATGAGTTCGCGGATGTTCCCGATCTTGAACATCCGGGGCCGCTCGCGGGAATGACAATAGGCGTGGACATGTGTCGCCGCGCCATACCCGTCCAGCTTACTGCAGGTGATCTGCCGCCAACTCTCGACACCCTTCGCATCGACATAGGCGATCTCGCACGACCAGGAAGAACTTTGATCCCGTTCCTCAGTGTCGGCGGCGATCATGTCATCGTCGTCATCTTCGTCGCAGCCCCATGTGAGGCGAATTCCAAGCGGCTCCGGCGTAACCCTCAGCCGCAGAAACTCATTCGAGAACATCTATCCCCCCTATTCCCCGCTAAAATCCTGCCTCTTGTCGTGAACGGACGATGATGGCGCATGCATGTTATTCACCATGCAATCCAGCACGGTGAAGACCGCTTCCTGCGCGGTGGCTCCGAGTGATCTAAACAGATCGACCAAGCGCGCCTCGGCTTGACTGATGCTGCCCGCTGCCCGCTGCCCGCTAACGATCCAATACCAATCGGCGCCCGCATCGCCGATTCGCAGAAGATATTCAACGGAAGGCATCGTCCCGGATTCATATCGATGCTGTGTGTTGAGCGTCACGCCTCCGAGCCCTGCAAAATCCTTTTGAGACAAGCCCATGGCGTTCCGCGCAGCACGAAGCCGCATCGGAATATTATCAGTTTCGATAATATCCTCTTGACTATTCATCACATCCAGTAAACATCTGTCGCCAGTTACAACAGAATGGCACATTGCACATGTCGGGGGTCGGAGTCACACATTCCGAAAGCCAAAAGGCGCGCGCGCGACGCATTCGTGCACGGTTCGTCGCATCCGGGACGAATATCAGCGAATGGGCGCGGGAACGCGGCTTCTCGGTGAGCCTCGTCCAGTCCGTCCTTCAGGGTGATCGCCCCTGTCGTCGCGGCGAATCGCATCGCATTGCTGTGGCCCTCGGCCTCAAGGATGAAGCGCCTGCGCCTGGCACAGACGCCCCCGTTCGCTCGACGGCTCTCGATCGTCTGGAAGGTGTGCGCCCATGACCGCTGCATCCCTTCTGGCTATCCGGCCCGCGGCCGTTCGTCTTGTCGAATTGCAGCCGCATTTTCGTCCCCGTGACCCAGGCACGCCGACCATCGCCGGGCACGATCCTGCCGGCGCCGCATCCCATAGCGCGGCGCCGGCCTTTCTCATCGGGCGTCCCGGCCGCCCTGGCTCCCGTGCGAACTGGCCGTCAGCCGGGGCCGACCGCTCGGCGGTTTCCCCTCTCGCCGACCAGAGCGGAGCCGGGGATTTCTCATGACGAAGCGCCGCGAACCCATATCGCTGGACACCGCCCTCGCCCGCATCGCCGGGCAGATTCCCGGCGGCTGGAAGACGATGGCCGAGCTCGTCGGCTATGAGGAAAGCTACGTCCGCGCATGGGGCGACGAAACCCGCGACGGCAAGATCAACCTGCCCGCCGCGATCACGCTCGATATCGCCTATCAGGCGGCGGGCGGCACGGGCGCGCCGATCTACACGGCCTATGGCGACCTGATCGGCGCGGCGCAGGCGGCGCATTTCGGCGACAAGCAGGAACTGCAACGCGCCACCATCGACTTCATGAAAGAAAATAGCGAGGCGGAGACCGCCCTGCTCGAAGCCGCGCAGCCCGATGCTGGCCCGCTCGAAGAGGCAAAGGCCCAGCGCGAACTGCTCGACGTCCGCAACAAGGCGGACGAGCTGCTCCTCCGCATGGGCCGCAAGCCTCCCTGATCGCGCGGGCGGCCCCGTCCCGATCATGGGGTGAGCTCCAGGATGATCGGGGGTGAACCCCCGGTTCCGATCAAGACCCGATCAAGAAACCCGCCGACCCGGCGCGAAATGCGCGCTTTCGGGAAGGCTTTTTTGCTGCCCGGAAAGATGCTGATGATGACTCCCGGCACCTACATTGCGAAGCGTCGGCAGGCCGCTGGCCTGTCGATCGACGATGTCGCCGCCATGGTCAGCACCTCGCCGCGCCTCGGCCGGATTGACCGGAGCGCCTGGATCGAGCGCATCGAGCAGGACGTCGCCGCGATCAGTCCCGATGTCGCCGCCGCCTTGGGCAGCGCCTTCTCCTTTTCCCGCCATGTGCTTCAGCAGCTCATCGACCTGCGAAGCTATGGCGTCTGCACCGAACCGGAACCCCGCATCTGCATGACCTGCGGCTGTTCCGCCCTCGACGGCTGCGTCGACCACGCAACAGGCGAGGTCTGCTCCATGCTGGACGGGGACATCTGCACCTCCTGCACCGGAAAGGACTCATCCCATGCGGCATGAAGTCATCTCGACCAAACTGCACCCGATGGAATGCCGCTGCGACCGCTGCGCGCAAAGCAGGCCGAAGCGCCCGAACCGCTGGGCCGAAGCCATGGAGCCGGGCGATCTCGATACGCTGAAGAAAAGCGTCTCCATCGCCTTATGGGCCAATGGCCTGATCGCTGCCGCCCATTACGCGCCGACCGTCATCGACTGGCTGTCGTCATGATCGCACACATGCTCTCGCATCAGGATATCGCTGCCGTCGGCAGGGTGACCGAAGCCCTCATCATGGGGTTCGCTGCGGCGGGCAATGCAATCCTTCAACCTATCGCCGAAGATCCGGACATCAGCCCGCAAGCCATGCTGCTGGGCATCGCACAGGCCCATATCAACGGCTTGGCCTCCATCCTCGGACAACTGGACGATCCGACGCGCGACACCCTGATCACAGGCGTCCCGGCCCAGCTCCACCACATCATCGCACGGGGGGAATCATGAACTTCGACGAACTGCGAGCCGAACACAGGGCATCCAGCATTTTTGAATGGGAAGCCGTCCGTTTAGGCAGCACCATAACCATCACCGGCAAGGATGCCGATGGCAAGCCCCTCAAGATAAGCGGCGTGACCCGCATCCTCTCAGATCCCGACTGCGCGGCGACCTGCGTTTATGCGACCGCGCCTTCGAACACCTGGCTGCTCCGCCTCGATCGGAGGGAACCATGAGCGAAGGCAATGTCGCGGCGGATCAGCTCCGCCTTTTCATCGAGCGTATCGAGCGGCTGGAGGAGGAAAAGAAGGGCCTCGGCGACGACATCAAGGATGTCTACCTCGAAGCCAAGGCCAATGGCTATGACGTGAAGACGATGCGGACCATCGTCCGCCTCCGGAAGATGGAGCGCAACGCGCGGCAGGAAGCCGAAGCGCTGCTCGAAACCTACAAGAACGCGCTGGGGCTCGAATGATGGCCGACCTCGCCGCCGCCGCCCGCCGCTTCGTGCTCTCGCCCGAATATCAGGATCTGACCGTCCGCCAGCTCGCGTTGCTCTGCGTCGTTGCCGACGATGAAGGCCCGCATCATGTGCGGCATCTGGCGAAGACGCTCGGCGTTTCGAAACCCGTCGTCACCCGCGCCGTCAACCATCTCTCCCGCTGCGGCCTGCTCGGCCGCCAGCGCCGTCCTGAGGATCGTCGGGATGTCGTGATCGCGCTGACGGATGCCGGTCGCGAATTCAGGAAGACGCTGGCCAAGGGGGCGGCCGGAAATGGCTGACGCCCTCGCCTATCGCCCCTGCAACGGGACCGAGGGCGATCTCTTCTTTTCGTGCTGGTGCGACTGCTGCGCGCGCAATGACGGCGGCTGCGAGATCCTCTCGGCGACCATGCTGTTCCGCGTCACCGACCGCGACTATCCGCCCGAATGGCGGACGGATGAAGCGCACGGCCCACGCTGCACCGCCTTCGACGCGCTCGATCCCTTCGATCAGCCCTTCGACCCCGCCGCCGCGATCGGGCTGCTGCTGTGACGGTCAATCCCGGACATTCCGGAGCAGGCGGCATGAGGAGCGCAGCCCGCCCCTGCACCTGCCCGGAGTGCCAGGCGCTCGACGCCGAATTTCCGAATGAAGGGCGCCAGCTCGCCCTGATCGAAGCACGGACGCGCTGCGCGTCCGCCCCTCTCGCCCGTCTGCCGGCAGGCTCCCCCCAATCACCCGCCCGGCAGGCGATGCGGCCCCGCGCCGGGCCTGTGCCTCGAAGCGAGTCACCTGCCTCGATTCGACCCGGCGCGGGGAAAGCATCCCCCGAAAACCTCCACGCCAGGGAGAGCAGCTCCAGGAGAAGCCCCATGTCCTTTACCACCATGACGATCGGCGATCTATGCATCTCGCCTTATAATGCACGCATCAACCGCCACGACGCCGAATCCGTCGACGGCATGGCGGGATCGCTTCTGAACAGCGGGCAGCTCTATCCGCTCATCGTCCACCCGATGAAGAGCCGGAAGGGCGCGCCGAAACTTTGGGGCGTATTCGCGGGCGGCCGGCGCTATCGCGCGTTCCGCAAGCTGATCGACGATGGCCGTCTGCCGGCCGATCATCCGATCGAGGTCATCGTCCGCAACATCACGGACGAGGCCGAACTGGTCGAACTCAGCCTGGCTGAAAATCTCGTCCGCCTTGGCCTTCGCACCTATGAGGTCTATACCGCCGTCGTGCGCGCCCATGAGCGCGGGCGCTCGCTTCAGGAGATCGCCGACACCAACGGCCAGTCGCCTGCGACGATCCGGCAATGGATCCGCCTCGGCAATCTTCACCCTACGGTTTTCGCCGCGCTGGAGGCGGAAGAGATCGCGACGCCCCACGCCATGGCGTTCGCGGCGACCGAGGACCAGCAGCTTCAGCTTCGCACCTTCGAACAGTTCATGCAGCTTTCGGATGTCCAGCGCCGCGACAGAGATGCGCCGACCGTCATCCGCCGGATGCTCAGGATCGGCGACAGCGATCTGGCGAAGACTCTGCGTTTCGTCGGCGAGAAAGCCTATGCCGACGCCGGCGGCCGCTACGAGCTGGATCTGTTCGCCGAACAGGCGGAAGAGCGCGGCCGCATCGTGGACGAGGGTTTGCTCATGCAGCTCGCCGACGCGAAGCTGGAACGGGTTCGGGATCTGCTGCGCCGCCAGTCGGGCCGCGATCTTCGCTTCGAACGGGAATATCCCCGCGACCCGGAATTTGGCGGCACCGCCCGCGATCTGGAAATCGCCGCGGACCCGCGCCCGGCGACCGAAGAGGACGCGCAGCGCCTCGCCGTTCTTCAAGACGAGATGACCGAACTGGAGGCGAAGGCGCAACAGATCCTCGACGCGCCGGATCTCGACGAGGAGCAACGCGAGCCGCTGATCGCCGCCATCGATGTCGATTACGAACCGATGCAGCGCGAGGTGGAAGAGATTGGCGACCGGATGCGGCTGGCTCTTCCGGTCGGCGACATCTTCGGGACGCTGATCGTCCAGCAGGACGGCGAACTGGAGGCCCGCTTCTGGTGGGCGAACCGCAAGGAAAAGCGCAAGGCTCTCGCGGCCGAACAGAAGAACGCCGCCACCCCCGCGAAACCCACCGCCGTCTCGGCCGGACCGATCGCGCAGCCCACGACGCCGGAAAGCACCCCTGCATTCAGGCCGACGCCGGTGACCGGCGGCAGCGCCATCGATGCGAGCTACGGCTTCGGTGACCGGCAGAAGGCCGACGCGGCAATCAGGGAAGAGCATGGCCTGACCAGCGAAGGCATCCAGATCATGCGCGCCATCCGCCGTGAGACCCTGCGCGCCGGCATCGTCCAGGACGCGGGCGAACTGGACGGCATCCTCGGCCAGGATTTCGTCATCTGGTCGCTTGCCGATACGAACTGAGCGGCGGCCATGGCTACGAGCTGGGCGCGCGCCGGCTGAGCAGCGCTTACACGGATCGCTCCGATCAGGCGGCGGCGTACGTCCAGCGGACGGAAGCGCACCGGATCTGGCAGGCCGCGCTCGCCGAGGTGAAGGCGCATCCCAGCATGACGAAACAGGATCTGGCGCTCGCCTTCGACGCGTTCCGCAGCGAAATATATCAGTTCCGCCGCATGGTGGCCGCGATCGTCGCTGGCCTGATGCTGGAGCGCAGCCTCAACGCCGGCGGCTATCAGGTGCCGCTGCACGATCAGCTCGCCTTCTACTGCGGTCTCGATGACGCGGCCGAACTGCGCCGCCTGGTCGAACCGACCGAGGAAATGGTCGATCTCTTTCCCAAGGCCCACCGCATCGCGCTGGGTCGCGCTGTCGCATCGTCCATCGCCTCTGCCAGTTGGGACAGGCTGAAGGCCAGCGATCTGACCGCCCCCGTCACCCGCGCGCTCAAGGCCGCGAAACATTGGGTCCACCCCCTCCTGCGCTTCGGCGAGTGTGAGCCCGCCCCCGCCATCGAGGAGAAGGAAATGGCGCAATGAGCACCCAGCATCTGCACCGGCCGATGCCCGACGCCGCGCGCGCCGTCGGCGAACGGCTCGAACCGGAAGCGGCCGCGCTGCTGAATCGCGCCTTTGAGGAGGTGATGGCAATCGAGGCGCTCGGCCCCACGCGCCATCATGACGCCCTTTCGCTGATGTTCGAGCTGACGGCATCGATGGCGGCGAAGGCGATCGTCATGCTGGCCGAACTTTATCCGAGCGCCGCCCCCGATGTGATTTTTCAGGCTGGCATCACCGATCTGCAGGTGCGGGCTGCAAATGATTTCGCGGCTTACCTTTCCCAGCTTCAGGAAAGGGCGCGCAGAAATGACCCTTTTTGACCTGCTCGCCGCGATCGTCATGGCACGGATGCCCCGCTCGATGGAGGATTGGACACCGGGCGATCTCGCCGTCTGCATAAGCACGGCGGGTTCCATGCCGGACGACATTTCCCCGAAAGAGGGCGACTATCTGCGCGTCACCGAAATTTGCCACAATCAACGCTTCCTGCATTTCGAAGGAAAGCCGAGCGAGCGGCATTGGCTCGCCATCCATTTCCGCAAGATGAAACCCGACACCAAGCCGGCCAACGACGCCGAATGGGTCGAGCAGCTCAAGCACATGCGCCGAAAGGTCGACGCATGACGCAGGCGTATCCGTTGCATTGGCCCGACGGCCTGCCGCGAACCGACCGGAAGGTCGCATCCCAATTCCGGACCAGCCTTTCCGCGGCGCTGAAGAATGTGAAGGGGGCTTTGGAAGCCTTCGGGCGCGATAGCGGCAAGCCGGTGTCCCATATCGTGCTGTCGTCAAACGTGGGCGGTCTGGACGTAGAGCCGCCGAAGGATACCGGGGTTGCGGCCTGGTTCACCTGGGATGGCGAGCAGCGCTGCATCGCGGTCGATCGCTATCCCAAGCCCGAGGACAATCTGCAGGCGATCTTCCATATCCTCGAAGCGCGCCGGACCGAGATCCGGCACGGTGGCCTGCATATCGTGCGGCAGACGTTCAAGGGCTTCACGGCGCTCCCTGCGCCGGAACATTGGACGCAGGTGCTAGGCGTCTCGCCTTATGCAAGCGCCGAGGAAGTGAGCGCCGCCTATCGCCAGCGTGCGCGAGCCGCTCACCCCGATCAGGGCGGCAGCGGCGACCAGATGGCCCGCCTCAATGCCGCCCGCGATGCCGCCATCCGACAGATCGGAGGGCGTGATGGCGTGTGAAACGGTCACATTGCCGGCCGGCGGAACAGCGATCGTCTGCTCCTCGCGCCGCCGTCCCCGCTGCTCGTGCGGCCAACCCGCGCCGTTTCTCTGCGACTGGAAGGTGCCGACGAGGAGAAGCGGAACCTGCGACGCCCCGCTCTGCCGCCGCTGCGCCATGTCACCCGCCCCCGACAAGCATCTATGCCAGACGCACAAACTGGCTTTTGAAAGCTGGAAGTCCAGGCAGTCATCCCATGGAGGCAGCGCATGAGCCTTCCGTGGATCCGCAGGACATATCGCGTCCCCGCCCGGCGCGGCGGCCGTGTCCGTTACACCGGCTGCGGCCGCAACGAACTCGGCACCATCCGATCCGCCAGCGGCGGCCATCTCAACATCCAGCTCGACGGGTGGAAATTCGCCCTGCCGTTTCACCCGACCTGGGCGCTGGAATATCTCGACCAGGGAGCATTTCAGTGAATGCCATGCCCTCCTCGTCCACGCGGGAAGCCTATTTGCGTCTGCCCGCCGTGATCTCCGCAACGGGTCTCAGCAAGGCGACTATCTACCGGCGAATCAAGGCTGGCGAATTCCCGGATGCCTATTCGCTCGGGGGGCACAGCGTGGCGTGGAAGCGCTCCGAGTTGGAAGACTGGATGGAAAGCCGGTCGCCTCGCGCGAAGCCGGGGTGAGCAAAGCGGGGGCACCCTTGGGGGCACCAATCGGGATCGAACTTCAAAAATCCACGAATTTTCAGGGGAATTAGCGCGATGATAGAATCCTACTCGGGGAGCCACACCTTTCCAGAATCATAGCCGCTCAGAGATCGCGGTCCATCGGCAACTCATTGTGGCCGTGACAACACCGGCTAAAACGGGTCGAGCGGATCTGGCGGCGTGAAGAGCTCATGGTCCCGCACCGGAAACGGC